ATGACAGCCCGTCAATTAGAAAACCTTATAAAAATTGGCACCGTGCAAGAGGTTGACCCAGTGTCAAACCGTATCCGAGTACAACATGGCGGATTATTGACGGACTGGCTCAAATATCAGACCCCTGCTGCCGGTGGCGTATCAATTTGGCGTTTGCCAAGCATCGGCGAAGCCTGCCTCATCTTATCGCCAAGCGGTGAAACAGAAAACGGTACCGTCTTATGTGGTATCGACAGCACCCAATACCCAGCACCATCACAAAACCCAAATGAAACCGTCGTCAGGTTCCCAGATGGTGCGGAATTCAACTACGACCACGTTCGCCGCCATTTAAAAATCAGCGGAATACAAACCGCAGACATAACTGCCGAAAAATCTGCAACGGTACACACAAAACATCTGACTATTGATAGCCCAGTAACCGATATTGAAGGCGCGCTAAATGTGAAAGGGCTGCTCACATACCAAGGCGGTATGTCAGGCAGCGGGGGCGAAGGTGGAGCGGCAGCCGTTATTAACGGAACAATTCGTCAACAATCGGGCAGCATCATCAGCAACGGAATAAACCTGACCACCCATACCCATAAGGGAGACAGTGGCGGAACGACAGGACAGCCGCAATGACCGACGACAAAACAGGACGCTTGATCGGATTAAAAACACACATTGCCCAATCAATCAAAAACATTCTCTTCACCCGCATCGGAACCCGTGTAATGCGAGAAGATTACGGCAGCCTGCTCCCTGAATTGATAGATATGCCGATGACCCCTGCCGTTATTGCCGTAAGCCATCAAGCAATAGTAACTGCCATCGCAACATGGGAGCCACGAATCAAAATCAGCCAAATCCAATTTGACGTACAGGCCGCCGCTGAAGGTCGTCTGAAAGTAGCCATACATACCGCCCTTGAAGATGGGACAGAGCAAATATTCAAAATAGAGTAAAGAAAATGGCCGAAATCGATTTAACCCGCCTTCCCGCTCCGAAAGTCATCGAAGAATTAGATTTTGAAACGATTTTCGAGCGCAAAAAAACAGCACTGCTTGAGCTTGTCCCATCATCCGTCCGAGAAACCATTGCAGCAACCCTGTCGCTGGAATCAGAGCCGCTGACAATAGATCTGCAACAGCAAGCCTACCAAGAAATGATACTTCGGCAGCGCATCAACCAAGCGGCAGCATCGACGCTGCTGGCATTTGCCCAAGGTAGCGATTTAGACCACCTTGCCGCCGCGAAGGGGATAACAAGAAAAATAGTGCGCCAAGCCGACCCAACTGCCCTGCCTCCCGTCGAAGCGCTTTACGAAACCGACGACGACCTGCGCCGCCGCGTGCAACTTTACCCGGAAAAACTCGCCGCCGCCGGTCCGCGTGCCGCCTACGAAGCCCATGCATTAGACGCCCATCCGAAAATCATCGACGCGCGAGCCGTCCGAGAGGTTGCAGGTACGGTCTGCGTCTTTATCAAGGCGGCGGACGGCGTGCCATCAGCTGAAATTTTGCAGGCTGCGCAGGATTATTTGAGCGCGGAGACCCGCCGCCCCTTATGCGATACCGTAAAAGTTAAAGCCGGTCGCCCGAAGGCGATCAGAATTACCGCAAGGATTAGATACGAATCGGGTCCGGATTTGACATTGGTAAAAGACAAGCAGCTTGATGACTTAAAAAAAATGCTGGAAAAAAATAGCAGATTAGGTGCAAGCATCGCATTGTCAAAAATCATCGGTGCGCTGGATACCGACGGCGTTAAAAAAATCGAAATGGCATCACCGTTAGAAGACATAAATTGTAGCGACGGAGAATACATCGAAATCAGCGAAATCAGCTTGGAGAATATGACATGACAGAAAGCATAAAACCAAGCAGCAGCACCGAATTGCAACACGCGCTATCAAAACTGACATCAGCGGAACTGGCGCAATTATTTGACTTGAATGAAATCGCACGAACCCGCCGCCCAGTTGACTGCCCACCAGAATGGCTGCCTTGGCTGGCTTGGGAAAACTCAATCGGCAGCGATGAAGGCTGGGATATTGCCGAAACCGAAGCCGCCCGTCGGCGAATTGTCGCCGAATACATCAAAATCCACGAAAGAAAAGGGACGCCGTCCGTAATACGACAATTATTCAAAGATTTAGGATATGGCGACATCGAGATAATTGAAAACTACGGCAGTCTGTATTGGGATGGAACCGCCTATTTTGACGGGACATTCGTTTTCGGTGGCCAAGAAGGCGACTGGGCCGAATACAAAATCAAACTAAGCCGTCCGATTACAAACAGCGAGGCCGAAAAGATAAAGAAATGGCTAGAGCAAATCGCGCCGCTCCGTTGCCGCTTGGTTGAGATGGATTACCGGAGTAACGCCATCTATTGGAACGGCGAAATCGAATTTAATGGCGAATACAACTTTGGCGCAGCTTAAGGAAAATTATGGCAAACGCAATCGAAAAAAACGAATTCACACAAAATGTTTATCTGGTCGAGCCGGGCGACAAAGTCATTGGCGGCGCGGATGCCCCAATAAACCAGCCTTTGCAGGCACTCGCCAACAGGACAAACAATTTAAACATCCGTCTCAAAGCCGTCGATAAAAAAATCAGCGAAAACACCGACACCGTAAAGGTTGCCGGTAATCAAACCATCAACGGCGACAAAACATTCGGCGGCAATACCGTGTTTACAAAAGGCATTACCGTGGCAGCCTCGCCTGCACTTTACGCCGCCAACAAATATATCTATATCGACTCCGACGCGGATCAGGTTTTTTTACGCAACCGAAACAGTAATAAAGCACTGGCTTTAAAAAACAATGGAGTCATCGAATACGACAATTCGCCACTGCTCTTACAGCGGAGCATCTCCCAAAATCCCGAACACACTGGCACCAACACCGTGCCGTCATCGTATGCCCTGTCAAAAGTCAAAGCAGAAACAATCGAGGTACTGCCATCTTCGAGCGGGTCTAAGCATCGAATATCCATCGGCTGGGACGTACCCGGTCTGGTGGCAAAAGTTGACCAAACATTTGTCAACATCTCGGCACCAAGCGGCACAGTTGTAGCTTTGGCGGGCGAAGCCGTCCCTTATGGCTGGCTTGAATGCCACGGCGCAGCGGTATCCCGTCAGACCTACGCTACGCTGTTTGCCGTCATCGGTACGCGCTACGGAGCGGGCGACGGCAGCACCACATTCAACCTGCCTGACCTGCGCGGCGAATTTATCCGCGGCTGGGACGCCGGTCGCGGTCGGGACGCCGGTCGCGTCTTGGGCAGTTGGCAGGCGGACGAGTTCCGCAGCCATACCCACGGCATCGGACTGCAACGGCGAGCCGATACCGACAGGGGTCAGAATTCATCGCTTGTTTCCGTTGATACAGAAGGAACGACCGACGCCGCAGGCGGTGTGGAAACACGCCCGATGAACGTGGCTATGAAATACATCATCAAGATTTAATTTGAAAAGGTCGTCTGAAAAACCGAAACGTAGTTCAGACGACCTTATGGAAAAGGAAAAAGAAATGAGCCAAAACATCAAATGGACTAAACCCGTCTGTCAGCTTGATGCGGAAAATATTTATATTGGTCAAGTCAATGCCGAACTGGACATCTACGCCCGCGACGGTAGTTACCTTATTCCCGCCGGCTGTATTGACACATCGCCACCCAAAATTTCAGCCGGACACGCCGCCCGATGGAACGGCTCGGACTGGGAAATTATTGACGACCATCGCGGCAAAGCAGCGTACCGCAAAGCCGATGGCATTGCCGTTATTGTCGACAAAGTAGGCAGGCTTTCAGACGAATTGACGATGCTTGAACCAGCATCCGAATACTGCGAATGGGACGGTGAAAAATGGATAGAAAACCAAGATAAAAAAGCCGAAGCAGAAGAGGCTAAGCTCGCCGCCGCAAAATCCATTACCTTGTCTCGCCTTAATCAACACGCCCAATCCATAGTCAACGAAAAAAGCGGCATGAATGATCTACCCGCCTTTGAAGTGCAGAGCTGGGTAGACCAAGCTGCCGAAGCCCGTGAGTGGGAAAAAAATCCGTCTGCACCGACGCCAGTAATCGATCGCATCGCCGCCGCTCGTGGAATCGGTTCAGACGACCTAAAAGCTGCTGTTCTGCGTAAAGCAAAAGAGTATCAGGAATTGAGCGCAGAAGTTGCCGGACGCCGTCAGGCATTAGCTGAAAAAATCGCCGCCGCCGACACAATCGAAGAAATCGAAGCCATCAAAATCGAATTTGACTTTTAAGGCATAAAAATGAGCATCCAAACCAAAAATTTGACCCTGTACCGTGGTGATACCCGAGTTTTTCGCGTCGGTTTTGACGGAGGCGGACTCCCATTTGAGCCGCGTGAAGCTCAATGGGCAATGACGGTTCGTGGTCAGACGGGTGAAGAGTTGAGGCCGCAGGTTAGTGTCAGCGGGCGCGAAATCATTATTACATTTCCTGCCGCCCTGACTCAAAATGTCGCATGGGCAAACGGACAATACGATCTCCGTGCCATTTTTGGCGGTATCGTCTCAACCGTCCTAAAAGGCGACGTATATATCGCGCCGTCAATCTCAAACGTCAGCGGATTTATCGGTGAGGCTACTGAGCCGGTACGCGTCAGCATCATGGAGCAGGGTTTAGTGGTTATGGCATCACCCACTCCGTCAGTCGAGACACCAAAAATGCTGACAGCCGAAGAAATCAGAAAAATCGTCGAAACGGTTGTTAAAGAAAACATCGGTAGTGCAAAACAACCCACTCAACCTACACAACCCTCACCAACGCAACCGGCAACGGGTGGCACGGGTAACAACGCGGCGGTGACGCCCACTCCTGCCCCAACGCAACCGGCAACAGGTGGTACGGGTAACAACGCGACGGCAATGCCCACTCCTGCCCCAACACAGCCGGCAACGGGTGGCACGGGTAACAACGCGGCG